TTTAAATGAGACGAGATATTAGATGTACCTTCTTTTATGCAGACCCATTGTCATTGTACCACAGAATATGTTAAGTGCCAGAGAGTGTCGCATTGTTCAAGTAAGACCCACACAACAGGAAAATAGATTAGATGTTGAAATACTCGAGGCACCACCAATTAATATCCAAGATAATGTATATGCAGAAGCACGTATATGCGATCCTTCTCTCAGTGATTCTGGGGCATGCATATTATCAGATGATGGAGGCATCCCTTCCAACTGAATCAAACTGTAGCTACATGGCAGCGCCAATGACGGATTACTTGGCGTTTCTTTGGGGGTTTATACTTGTAGGATATGGCTTCAAGTACGATAATGCGGTTCTCACGGTCCTAGGTGCATCAATCGTGGTTGAGCATATATTCCAATATATGAGGAAGGTTTAAAGACAAATAAACATAATTACAGATGGACGAAACTCAACCAAATACTCACATTTGTGTACTTGACAATGTTGTATCAAATACTTTATGTGACGAAATAATCACGTTTATAAATACATCAGCAAATATTAAAGAAACTCGAGATAATGGGTCAAATGTCCGGGGTAAATGTTGTTTTCCATGTACCATGGGATCTGAAAACGGAGCCGATATAATTAATGAAAAGATATATGAAGTGGTTGCTAAAATAACACACAAATTAATGGATACCTTTCCAATTAGTGTATCCGCGTTCACTCCATTCCAACTTAGAAAAATACATGGTGCAACAAAAATACACATAGATGGGATTTTCAGAAGAGAACTCATGGATGAGCGTGGATTTTTAACTCCAAATGACATGAGAGAATTAACTGTAATAATTGGTTTAAACGATGACTATGAAGGTGGTGAACTCCATTTCCCTGAACAAAAAAATACCATGAAACTTAAAAGGGGGCAAGCTATTGCATTTCCCCCGTATTGGACACATCCACATTATACAGATGATCTATTAAATAATACAGTGAGATACACAATAACTACGTGGCTAATGAAATAAATATTTTTTACAACTTGGAATAGAAGTTATAAAAAATATTAGAAATGCACCTGGCGTGATTCGAACACGCGGTCTCCTCCTTACTAAAGAGGCGCATTAACCACTATGCTACAGGTGCTTGATCTCCCTTGACCGGATTCGAACCGGTGGCTTCTCGATTAACAGTCGAACACTCTAACCAACTGAGTTACAAGGGAATATTCCAGTGTGGATGATTCGAACACCCGACCCGTGGAGATCTATATCATACTACTACAATCCACTGCTCTTCCAACTGAGCTAACACTGGTTTAAGCTTCTACTAGGATTCGAACCTAGGGTGGCGGATCGTCTTCGTTAAAGTCAAAGTCCGCAGTGTTACCACTACACCATAAAAGCTTTGGTTGAAGAGAGATTCACACCCCCACTTCATCAATAGTTTGATTCTCCCCTTTAAGCTCGTTTACATATTTAAAGTGGAAAAGTGTTAATGAAAAAATTCCGGCTGAAACATTTGTAATGGTCATGGGAATGACATTGTAATGTACAGAGTAAATTAGAGCTAGTATACTCGCCAGTAAATTTAGATGTAGAAATGGGTAGCTAATGGCTTTCGCATCCTTGTGCTTGTAAACATGGGCAACTTCTGGTACAAACATGAGACATATTAAAATGGAACTCACGAGTCCAGAAATATCTACGAGATTCATCCTTACCCTATAATATTTTCTAATGTTTAAGTAGGTATGATTTGGGTCATCTTTATCATTTTATTGGTCGCCACACTTCTTGCCACCTATCGCCGTCAGACGAGGGAAGGGTACGACTACAAATGTTTTTTACTCACCCTCCCCAAGGAAGATTTGAGACGCAGGAGGTTTATGAAGTATCACAACCCCGAAGTTCCAGTTGAAGTTATCTATGGTACAGATACGAGAAACATAAAAAATGCGCGGAAGTTTGAACATCAAATTGACGCGGAATACTTTGAAAAGGCTGTAGAAATGCATTACAATCCAGATGTTAAAAGACCTGATATTACATATTTTAACATGGGAGCGATTGGATGTTTCATGGGACATATGGATTTTTATAAGAGATGTTTTGACCAAGGTCTTCGTTACGCGGTCATCTTTGAAGATAATGTAATTGTAAAATCAAATAAACTCTACGATGAGATTCAAAAAGTTATTGACGAGAGAGGTGATGAATTTGAAATGTGTTTCTTTCATTGTCTCTCAAGACTCCCAGATAAGATAGATGGAAAACTTGAAAAGGTAAAGTGGATTTCAAGTACAAAGTGTTATTTGATAAATGTTCAAAATATGAAGAAGTATACACATCACTTTTTACCCATGGATAATCACATTGATATGAAACATGAGGATTTAATATCGGCGGGTGCTCGTATATACTATAAAGACACGAGAAAGTATATGAAAATTGATCGTACCCACAATAGTACAATTGGTCACAGCGAACATGGTCGTCCACGATACTTTTCGCGCCAAAATCCATCGGCTACTCCAGATGATGTAAAGTGGGGATACTAAACCCATGGAATATCTTGAGGTCTGTGACGACACGCCCTTTTCAAGAAATCTGTAAATTCTGTAAATTGATCTACAGATTTCATTGAATCTAACATCTTCTCAACATAATTGTTGTAGCCCGTGTGTTTTCCCGAATGAATAATACGGTCATCCCTCACACGGAGTACAAACTTACCAAGGCGTGTTGGTAACATTATGAGGTTCGCACTCGCGTTTATATCGTACCCCGATTTCACAACTATGGGATGTTTCTTGAACTGTTTAGGAATAATGTGATGATCCTCAACAAGACCCTTTCCATGAAGACCCCAGCGCACCTTGAACATCTTGCGCGCTAGAGAACCATACCTCATTATAATATACAATTATTTCTTATTTGACCAATTATCAATAAATCGGTGATAGTCTCCCATGTTGTGGTCTGGAATACCCTCGGCAATTCTTAATGGATTTCTACACATGTTGCACAAACCAATTGCGAGTTGTCGGAATGGACTTGGATTTCTTTTAATTTCACCATTTTTATCTATAAAATGTAACTCACCCGCATGTTTGTAACGCATCATTCTTGGTGGAATTCGTGGAACGATATCACGATCATTTACAAACCTATACATTTTATGCTCCTTATCAAATGCTTTTCTCCACTTGTTTGTACCAATTCTTGGACACCCATAGTTGTAACAAATTGCACCATCTAAACGACTGGCAGCAATACCACTCATAGCTCCACCCAGTGAGTGACCACATGTGTAGATTTGCTTGTCTTTTTTGTCCTTTAACCATGTGGTTATATCTGGCCACAGTGTGTCAACTTCATTTCTGAAGCCACAATGAACACTTCCAATCGTTATACCATTTTCATCCTTGCCATGAATAATATTTAAATCAGCTTTTACATCATTGGCGGTTGTAGGTTCAGTTCCTCTAAAACTGAGAACTACATAATCATTATGTTCCAAACCATAACACTGTGCGCCAGACTTGTCAAAGTATATAATATTTTTATAGCCATGTGTCTTTATAGTTTTCTTGAATACAGTTTCAGATTTCTCGTATGCGAGTTCTGATAGTTTTGCAAAGTGGGCGGCATTTGTGTAACTGAACCCTGGTACAATAGTCATTATATCATAAAGTAATGTTTAACTTTTACATATGTGACGCACATCTAAAAGGTAAATTGCTCCTAACGGGTCTCGAACCCGTGACTTTGGCGTGCCTTTACGGGTGGGACCCCGCCTAAATATACTCTCGTATAAGCACCACGCTCTAACCAACTGAGCTATAGGAGCTCACAGTTTATACTCTGTAACTGTAAAACGACCTTTCTGCCTCGTCGTTGGAACCACAAAGAGTTGGGTTATCTTTTCTTTACCGCGTGGTGTACCTTTAACCTGCTTTGATTGCTTGTCAATTGTAGCCATAGATCTAAATGTAACATTAGATGTGTAATACTCAATGCCATCCTCCATTATCACAGTGACCTGATTCGGTGGTGAAACCTGGGCACCCACAAACTTTGATTGTTTGTAAAGTTCCCGAAACATTCAACCTACACTATACGGAGATAATCCTTGAATGGCATGATACTTGTCGCACCCTTGATGAAGTCTCTGTGTTCTTGTGCGTGATTAAACGCTTCCCTGACCATGCGTTCTGCGAGAATACTATCGTATGTACACGGATCAACCGCACCAATGAGGTAACCTGGAGTAATCACTTTAGCTTTTACAGAAAGACTGGTGATTAAGTAGTCATATTCACACATTTCAGAAATAACAACAACAGCGTACCCACGATTTCCGTAGCTGTATTCAATAGAAGTCCGATAATCACCGCGTGTACTTGGTGTGATGACATTCGTTATCTTTGAATTCCTCGCGAGACCCGCGTGTGTTGTCAATCCACTGTTGTGTCTTCCAGGTACTTCTAGGAAGACGATGGAGTTTGTTGAAGACGCTTCAATGTACGCAGAATCAATGTACCTCGCAAGCTCTTGAACAGCTGTTTGGAAACCAATAGATTCTAAACCTGGCATATCATTGAAGATTGTTTTAGCGATACCAATAATATTGGTATCCACCCGATCATCTAGGGCTAAATCTCTCGCAGACTTCATGGATTCATTGCCACAAATACAATAGAGACGGTCGTAATCACCAAGGTTCTTTACGGCACGGTCAATGTCAACATAGTCGTATGATGTTTTTAACAGCGAACCTGGTCCATCATCAATATGTTCTTGATTAAAGTACTCCTTGGTATTTTGATTGAGACCTCTAAATCCATCACAGAAACCACGGACTTTATTACCTTGATTTCTCTCGCGGAGAGTGATTGAGCGAATGAGAGTGTTGACACCTGGACAAACACCACCGGCGGTGAGAATACCAATGTTCATCTTTTATTAGTTATCGCTCCACATTTTTAAGTTTATAATTATCTTCGTCTCCATAGACTAACTTTTTATACAACTTGTTTAAAACTGGGTGGACTGCATTTCCATTCTTTGTAAAATCTGCTATACCTGTGAACATACATGAAAGTCTACGGTAAAAGAGAGTGTTTTTCATAGAAGTTTCTTTGGTTGCATCACCAACTCTGTAATAACCGTGAAACTCTTTCAAATTATCTAAATCATCTTTGTGCATTATTTTCATTTGAACTCGCTTATTGTCGTTTTTTGTATTTATTGACCCCGAATGAATGAGATCGGCATCAAATAAAATGGCTTGTCCAGGACTACATGGAATACTTTCTAGAGATCTTGACAGGTAGATGACATTCCTTTCCTTGTGAGTTCCAGGAATAATATCAAGACAAGCTTCCATCGGTTCAAGATAGAATATAATTGTATAGGACGGATGTTTATTTTTGGGTGTAAATACACTTCCGTTTTCATCGCGATGACAAGTTGAAATACTTGACTTTTCTATTGTGAAAATATAATCCATAAAAACATAATCTTCGTTCAACACATATTTCATTTGTGTAAGGAAACCGCTGTGATTTTGGATGAACCTTTGTGCGTCCAGGTACTTCTTAGAGTTTACAAGACCCAAAATGTAGTTGACTTCTGTTTCATTGAAAACATCAAGAAGTTTGTAGCCTGTATCAGCACCCCCGTACTTGACAAACTTAATGTTGTTATCAACCGTCAGGTAGATATATAAGAGAAAAAGTAAGATTACAATAATAACTGTCTTCATAATTATTTCTGAGATAATAATATATGTCCGCCGAGATTGTGACATACGCCAACAAGTCTCAGGGTATGTTTGAAGAGCTTGTCAATAATGAGTTTGGCGTTCCAGTCAAAGTTTTGGGTTGGGGAACCAAGTGGAATGGGTTCAGTGATAAGTACAAGGCAATGTCAAAACATCTTGAAACTAAGAATGATGATGACATTGTTATTTTCCTTGATGGATTTGACACAAAGATCAATAAAAATCCACATGAAGTTGTTGAACTTTTCAAGGAATGTGATTGTGGTGTTCTTGTGTCAAAGGATCCAGAAGTCCCCGGTAAACCTCTTACACACCTGATTTTTGGAAAGTGTGGTGAAAAATCTACCGCCAACTCGGGTCTTTACATGGGTTACGCTAAAGAACTCAAGAGTGTCATAGATGAAGCATTAGCTGAAAAGTGTGAAGATGATCAAACAAATATAAACACAGTTTGTCAAAAATCTGAATTTGTAAAGGTTGATGAAGAAGAGAAAATCTTTAAAAACTTTGGACCTTTGGATAAGAAACATGATACGGATGCCATCTTTGTGTCGTACCCAGGTTCTCCAGGGTTTGATCGTTACACAAGAGCTATAGTTGAATACACACAATTTTTGTACATGTATATATTGTGTCTACTCATTTTGGGTCTGGCCCTGTTCCCACAGAGGCAAAAAGTTTTGTTACCCACATTAGTTCTATTTACAACTTTCTATGCTTTTGTCGCAGATAAATCATGCACTCTCCATTCTGGCTAAATCATCTATACTAGTTCCATCCTTACTTTTACGTGTGACAGCCTTGAACGCACCCAACCACCTGGTAACGGCGCGATTAGAACCGAGTTGCGACGACGTTTCATCACTCACAATGATACTGAGTCCATTACACACATCTGGTTTATTTGTGCGTTCAGGGAACTCTAAATTAAAGGCTTCTATAGATATCGCGGGGATGTCGGGGGCCTCATCGAGAAGCCTATCATATTCCTCACGACACTTCTTGACAAACTTAATAACACATGTTCTATCTTGTGGGTCTAGTGAAAGTTCCATATCAATATTCCTATAATACTTTGAATATTGAACACACATAGATGAGTGTAATTCCGAAAGACTGAGACTTTGACTAAACTTACCTATACTCGTAAGAATTCCACCAAGTACATTGAGGAATGCAAACATGTATTGAACGATCATGATTTTAGCCCTTGTCTCGGATGAAATACTCTCATTTCCACTTGGATTAAGTACAGCGAAACCACCAACTCCCGTAATGCTCGCAATGACTATACTGGGGTATGACAAGTAGTCGTTCTGCTTTTTAAAATGGAGTCGAGCGTGGTTATGAAGCCAACGATATCCTGCAGCTCTCTCTGCCCACGATTTAAGAAGCCTCTCCTGCTTCTCACACCATGGGTGAGTCTCCCCGTGTGCTTCCATTATTTTACGCGGGCATTTTTAATCTCTGTCGCCTCCTGATACGCGAGAGAGTCTACCAGTTCATTCTGTGGGTCTCCGTTGTGTGCTTTGACCCAACGCCACTCTACAGACTTCATTTTCTGAGAGAGTGTATCAATTTCAATCCACAGTTCTTTATTCTTAACGGGTGTACCCGCAGCTGTACGCCACCCATTCCTTTTCCAATTTTTAATCCATGAAGTTATACCATTCTTGACATATGTGCTGTCAGTAAACAGTCTTATCTCAAGAATGTCGCGTGCGAGACACTGTTGAAGCGCCTTAACGACTGCAGTCATTTCCATAGCGTTGTTTGTAGTGTTGTCTTGTCCCCCAGAGATTCTCAATCCTGGGCCAACAACACCCCACCCACCTGGACCAGGGTTGCCGAGGCAACTACCATCTGTGTAAATGTCCTGCATTTGTTATTACATGTGTCATTTATTTAAGTTTGAAATATCCATTACGACCATTGCGGGACATCGCGAAAACGGTCGCGATCACACCCAAAGCGAGGATTGACACTGGAATCCAGACTCCCATTTGTTGTTGCTTGGTTTGCTTCTCAGCCATTTTTACTATAATATTAGATTTAAAAATTGTGTTCTAAACATTTTTTAAACTTAATTTTTTTATTACGCGAAACGAGACGAGATCAAAATACCAACTTAGTTGGAGAACGCGAGACCACCCATACCAGATTGGATGCGGAGGACGTTGTAGTTGACCGCGAACATGTGCATGGTGGTGGAGGCAACCGCCGCTGGGAGAGTGACCGCGACTTGAGCATTGTCAATACGACTGAAATTACAGGTCCCGGTTGGTTGATGTTCTTCTGGCTTGAGCGCGAAGGAGTACGAGTACACACCCGCGTATGGGTTACCACTGTGGTGG